GGCTTTCAGGTTCAGCTTCACCCGGAGGGTGTCGACGGTGGTGGTGGTGCTGGTAGTCTGCTTGGTAGTAGCCATGATGCTGTGTATCTCCTGTGCTTTCTCACGGATTCTGCCGTGCCAGTTGCGGGGAATACCCCACTCCAAAGGGGACTGCTGCCCCCTTGGGAGTTGAGACTCAGAGGCTAATGAGGAGCGGCGCAGTATGCAACGGACAGGTATCAGGGACAGGCTTGTCCTCGGTATCTCTCGGAAGGTCTACCCACTCAGTGACATTCGGGTGGTTGCAAGCGTGATACTCATTGTCATGCAGGGGGCAATCTTTCCAACAGCCGGTAACTTTCATGGTGTTCCTCTATAAGCAAATGATGATAATGCTCAGTCTCGATATACGTCTTAAGCACACTGAGCGGTGCTTAAGAATGGCCTCTGGGTCACCACGATACTCGCTCCTTCCGTTTAGGCTGAATGCCATGCGGTACAACAAGGAAGTTTCTCGTGCCAAAGGCAGAGTGATGCACCGTTAAGGCAGAGAGTTTCCACCTATCAGGTGGTCTCTCCAAAGAATGACGTAGGGGTGTGCGGATGAATTGCAGGTGGTTGAGTTTTACCCCTCACTGCACAATCCCACACAAATCCTTAAAGCCAGACTCGGTGCATTTGCCAGCTCGGGTCTCGTCTCCCTTCTCGTTATCGCAACCCCCATCGGGGTAGCCTTCAATGGGTGCGTCTCTGTTTCGTAGTCCTTCGTCTCGCTGTTCCCGACCGGCGCTTTGTTGCTGCGCCCTACGCTTTACAGTGCTGCCACACCCCCTACTTCAGGAGAGTCCTGCCATGCTGGGTTAAATTGGTTCGGTGCATAAGGCCCAATTCGTCGTGTAACGGACGCTTTTTACGGGGAGAAGTATCTTTCAGCAGACCGATCTGCTGTGCAGCTTGTCGTGAGTGCCTGTCCTATGGGGAGCACTGTTCGAGCCGCAATTCGTTGGCCGAAGTATAGATGAAAAAACCACGGTTTTGCAAGCCGTTGATTTTTCGAAAGTTTTTTCCGGTTTTATGACGCGTTGCATAGAAATTTCGGGTCGGCTGCCGGGTCAAATGGCACCTCACATAGGGTATTGTCGCCCTCTTGCCACGCTATATAGTCTTGGTAGAACCTCTCCCCCTTGTGGAGCCGCTTCTCCTTGCTACTGAGGGACTCTCCCTCCACCGCTTCTCGAGGGGACATGTGGCTGAACAGGGCGTATTTGCGCTCCTCCCAGTATTCGTTTATCTGTGGGGAGTTCAGCGCCGGAGTGATCGCAATCCAAATCTCTTCTCGACTACGGGTGGTGTCCTCTTTGGTAGGAGCGGCTACAGATTTGACCGCCTTGAGTCCAATCAGAATACTCCTCAAAGCAGCTAGGTTGGAGAGGTGCCCGAATCCAGCTGCGTTTTTTACTGCTAGGAAAAGCACAGTGTCGGCCTCAGTGAGGGGTAGGGTCAGTTTCGCCATGATGTTTACTCCAGTTAAGCAGAACATTCTGCTAAGGGAATATTAACTACTACTTAACCCCTAGTCAAGTAAAAAGTGAGTAAAAAATAGCGAATTTCCCCCGAAAACAGGGGAAACTGGACGTACTTTGCTTTTTCAGAGGAGCAAAACACACACCGAAAAACCAAGTCGTAGCATTGGAGATAATACGGAAAGCCTTGCGGCAGTAAGGCGGAGAGGGTTTTATCTCGCGGGATGTTACGAAAAGTGCACTTTTCTGAGAGAGGGTGGGTTCGGCAGGGGAGCCTCCTCCCTTTTTCCAACCCACTAAAAAAGAAAAGCCTACCTCTCTAAAAAATAGTGCACTATTATTATTTTTAATAAAGATATATATATATATATGCTACTGGCACAAGGGTTTCGGTCATCCTGCCAATGTTACGTGGAATTCCGGCCGTTTGTAAGTCATTGATTATCGCCTGAAAGGGGGTGGCAAATGCAGGTACGTTGGTCTCCCGGAACCCAGCTGGATTTTACCTCCCCCCTAGAGCCACGGGCTTCTCAGCATCTTTCACCTATACGACATAAAGAGGGGGGTTGCGCGCATTAAACGCGGGCGCGGTTATGACGAATGAGCGGCTGGCCTCCGGCGAATGGGGTTATACACACGCAAAACACAGGGTTCGCTGCACTGCACAACCGTTTTTAGATTTATGACGGGTTGCATAAAAGCACCCCCCTGTTTTCTATGCAACCCGTCCTATCCGCTGGTGTTTTTGCGAGCACAAACCGTGTGCCTCCGGTCAAAAAAGAGTACGCATGGGCGGGCAGCACCCGCCAGTGGCGCGGGTTTCCGGGCGATTTTTGGACGTAAAAAAGCCCGCGAAGCCTACTGGCCTGCGGGTTTCCGGGGTTTTTATGACGCGATGCATAGACTGGACAAAAGGCGCGGCCAAAAGGCCGGGAATGCTGCGCCGCACAAAAGAAAAAGCCCCTTCCGGGGCTACATGGTTCTCCATGCGTGGGTGTTGCGAAACCCATACGTTCCGTCTGGGTGCTGGGCTACGAATTCTTTAGCTTCGCGGCGCAGCTGGAAAACCTTTTCCACGCAGTATCGCCCGAGCCGATCAATATAGAACACTTCGTACATACATCCTCCCGAAAAGCCCCGGGTTTCCCCGGAGCGGTGGTACTGGCGGTTAGTGTTGCTGGCGGACTTTGATCCGCCCCGACATCGTCCAGCCACTGCGCTTGCGAAGCTCGGCCATGAAGGCCATTGCCTCAAAGCTGCGGCTTGTGATCTGCTGGATCACGCCCCTGCGGCTGAATGTTGCGCGCCACAACCAAACCGTGGCTTGCGCCTCGGCTACGACAGCCGCTTGAGGCGCGGCCTGCAGGGAAGTGCCCTGCACCTTTTTGATCTGGATCATATATCCTCCATCAGTGAGTGAAAAGCCCGGGGCTTGCGCCCCGGGGTGCAGCTATCGGCGATTAGATCGCCGGGCCCGATTTCGCCTTAGCAGCAGGCTTGTCGGTCGAGACCGGCACAACGGCGTAGCCGAGGCCGAAACGGTGGGAGAACACGATCTCGAAGCCTTTCGGCGCGGCTGGCAGAACCGACAGCGCCAGAGCTTCGATATCCGCCTTGGCTTCCTTGGCTTCCGCGTTTGCGGCCGTCAAGCGGGCCTTAAGCGCCTTGCCATCAGCGGACGTGAAATTGATCGACGTCCACACCGTGGTGCTTTGAGCAGCACCGGCTTTGTTGCTGGCTGTTTTAGCCATGATACGTTCCCCTTTCGTGGGAATGCGCGTGGAAAGCGCCACGCCGCCTATCAGTATTAAAGAGCTTGTTACCCGCTTCCGGATCACTGATCCGATGTAATGCATTCTACACGAACGGCTATAGATGTCAAGTCTTATTTGTACCATTTAGCGTTTATTTGTATGATCGGCGGGCCTCAAAAAGCAGGGGGGTAGCCCATGCCGCGACCCCCGGGGGGCCAAATCGGCCTGCCTCCGGGTAAAGAATGCACCATCTCCCCCGCCCAGCGTGCAAAATACCCCCAGTACGTCCATTTGCAACTTGCCCCCACAAAATACCCCCAGTACGTCCATTTGCTTTCCTGTACCTCCACATAAAATTTCACCGCCCCCGCCTATTGACAGTCCGTCCTTTGTACTACACAATTCCCCCATGAACTACAAGAACTGCCCCCAATGCGACCAGCTGCTCCCTGAGACCTGCTTCTGCCCTGATAAGAGCAGGAAGGACGGGAGACGCGGGTATTGCAAAGCCTGCGAAAACGACCGGCGCGCAGCGTGGAGGGTCAAGACGGGCCGCACAAAGACTTCCCGCCTCGCTTACAAGATGTGCAACGACCAATGACGCAGACCGTCTCCCAATTCATCGACAGTTTCGATCTCCCTGCCGATCCGGCAGAGGCAGCTCCGTTCCCGCGCGGGCTAACCCTCGACCTCGTCCTAGAAGTGGGCACCCTCAAAGAAATCCTCGACTCCTACGAGCTGACACCCGAGCAGTTCGAGAAAATCCTCAAGAACCCCACGTTCCGCAAGGAATACGAGGCGCACAAGGAGAGCATGGCGACGGAAGGATGGAGCTTCCGCAAGAAAGCCGCGTCACAGGCTGAGTTGTACCTGAACATGGTGTACCGGATGGCCAGCAGCGACACAACACCTGCCGCCGTGCGCGCCGACCTCATTAAAAGCACAGTCAAATGGGCAGGACTGGATGCCCCATCACCAGCTACCATGCAAACCCCTGAGCAACTGCTCCCACAGATGGCCGCTGCCCTGAAGGACATGCCGGCGGACGAGCTGGAGATGAGAGTGTATTCGATCATCATGAAGAAGGCGAAAGCCGCCCCTCCCACCGACGTATCCGAAGGTGTGACGTACGAGGGGGCGCTATGATCACGATAACCTACCAGTACTCGTGCGACGTGTGCGATGCCAAGAGCGACGAGGACGAGACGTACCGGATTCTGCCGTTCATGCCGGCCCAAGACACTGCGCTCCCGCGCCCCCGGTACAGAAACCCGGTAGGTATGGCTCATGTATGCGATAGTTGCTTCTGCAAAGCTGCGGCGGCGCTGCGCGCTCCCCCGAAGGCGTGACGTACGATGCTTGACGCGGCCACACTCGACGATCTCGACCTCACGCAGTTCACCAGTCAGGAACGTGTGGTGATCGAAGAGTGGCTGCGCCGGCGCGCGCTGCAGAAGAAGGGGCAGTCGTTCCTAGACTACGTGCAGCATGTGGCTCCGTGGGTGGTGATCGAGGAGGTGCATTGCCTGTTGGCGGATCACTTCGAGCGCCTGAAGCGAGGCGAGATCGACCGGCTGATGATCGCGATGCCTCCCCGTACCGGGAAACTGTTGGCGGATTCAACGCCTGTGATTACACAACAAGGGTGGAAGCCCCACGGAGAGTTGCGGGTGGGGGACGTGGTGTTCCACCCGAGCGGGGAGCCGATACTCGTTGAGGCGGTGTCCCCGAAAGATGTCGCTGACTATGAGGTTGAGTTTGATACGGGGGAGGTGGTGAAGTGCCACGGCAACCACGAATGGACAGTGTTTGATAGGTCACGGAACGGGTATCGCACGGTCGAGACGAAGTGGTTCTTAGGCACCACAAACGAGGGTAAGCAGCGAAAGTTGTGGCAGGCCGGGAAGCGCGCTCGGTACTCGTTGCCGGATGTTACAGGAGTAGAGTTTCCTCGCGCCGAGCTACTGATCGACCCGTACGTTTTAGGTGTGTGGCTGGGCGACGGCACAGCAGGTAAGCCGTGGATCACGATGGCGGATACCGATATTTGGCGTGTAGTGCCCAAGTTCCTTGCGGCGGGGTACAACGTCGGAAAGACCTACCAGCACAAAACTACAGGTGTCCCCTCGGTAGCGTTCACTGCTGGAGGGAGAAAAGGCCCCGGCATGGAGTGTCTGCTGGCCAAGCATCTCGCCGCGCTCGGGGTGTACAAAGATAAGCACATTCCGGAAGTGTACTTGAGGGCGTCGGCCACGCAACGTCGGGGGTTGCTGGCAGGGCTAGTGGACACGGACGGGCATGTCGATGTAACGGGTCGCGTGTTTGTTAGCACTTGTTCTGAGCGCCTCCGGGACGGAGTTATCGACTTGTGTCGCACGTTGGGGTATCGACCGTATGTGGTGACCGACCAGCCACGTCTAAGCACTTCAGGTATCCAAGGGCGGAAGCCTGTGTTCAAGGTGATGTTTCAGCCGACTGAGCGTCTGCTAACAGTGCTGCCACGCAAACAGCCTACCAAGTTTGCTGTGCGCCGGAAAGTCAGTGTTGTGGATGTGCGCAAAACCGCTACCCCCGAGCCGGGGCACTGTGTCCAAGTTAGCTCTTCTGACGGGCTGTACGTTGTAGGGAAGACCTTTCTCGCCACACACAACAGTCTCTTCACATCCATCCTCCTGCCGTCGTGGTGGGAGGGGCACTACCCGAGTGACAAGCTCCTGCATGCGTCCTACGCCTCGACCCTCGTGGAGAAATTCGGGCGGCAGATTCGTAACCAGATCATGGCCGACGACTACCAGCAGGTATTTCCCGGGACGCAGATCACCAAGGACAGCCGCGCGGCGGCACAGTGGGCGACGACGGCAGGTGGCGAGTATAACGCTGTGGGTGTCGGAGGCGGCGTGGCCGGCAAGGGGGGGAACCTGCTAATCATCGACGACCCGATGTCGGAGCAGGATATGTTCAGTAGGTCGGTGATGGACTCGATCTACGAGTGGTACGGCGCGGGGTTTTACACAAGGCGACAGCCAGACCGTAACGCCCTACTTTTGACCATGACCCGCTGGGCGGTGGCAGATTTGGCAGGAAGGTTGCTCGCGGACGCGGTGACCAAGGAAGACGCTGACCAGTGGGTGCAGCTGGTGATCCCGGCCATACTCGACGATAAGACAGCGACACTGCTCAACCAGTACAGCCACGACCCGCACATCACCACCCCGCACACGTACAAGGCGGGGGACTCGTTCAGCCCACGGCGCTGGCCCCTGCTGGAGCTGATTCGGACGAAGAACACGGTCAGCCGCAAGGCGTGGGCGGCGCTGTACATGCAGTCCCCCGTGGAAGAAGGCGGGGGTATATTGCAGCGAGATCACTGGAAGCCGTGGAAAGGCACAGCCCTGCCGAAAATCGAGTTTATCCTGCAGGGGTACGATACGGCGTTCGAGGAAGGCGAGGCCAACGACTTCAGCGCGCGGATTACGTGGGGGGTGTTCAAACGGGAGTCAGACGGCAAGCTCTGCGTGCTGATGCTGGAGAGGATGAAGGAGCGCCTGTCGTTCCCCAAACTGCTGGACAACGCGTTGGACGCGTACAAAGAGTACGGCCCTGACCGGGTCATCATCGAGAAAGCTGCCAGCGGTATCCCACTAATCCAAGAATTCCGCAAGCGCGGTATCCCAGTCTCACCCATACCGCCGAAGGGTAGCAAGATCGCCCGGGCCAACGCGGCAGCGGTTGTCCTAGAACAAGGCGTGGTGTATTACCCCTATGGAAAGCGGTGGGCAGAGGAAGTGATCGACGAGTGTGCGACGTTTCCGAACGGGCAGCATGACGATATCCCTGACGTGGTGGCACACTGCCTGAACTATTTCCGACGGATGTTCCTCCTCGAAGCCCCGGATGATGCCGAGGATGACGACGATGAGGATATGGACAAAACCCCTGCGCGCAGCTACGCTGTGCGGCGAAGCCGCTTGCCTGCAGCAGCATAACCCCCACACAAGGACTAAATCATGTTCATGACTCCGCACGACGATACCGCCGAAGACCTCCTCGAAGACCCGATGCTCGAAGCAGCGGAGCTGGAGCTGGAGATACCCATAGACGAGCGGGAAGAGATCGAGATCGACCCCCTGACCGGGGAGATCGTCATGACAATCGAGGAAGAATCTCTCGCCATCATCGACGTCTTGCCGTTCAACTCCAACCTCGCAGGTGTGCTCACCAAGGAAGAGCTGGATGAAATCGGTGACGACATCGTGGAGAAGGTCGAGGCGGACAAGGAGTCTCGCAAGAAGTGGTACGACACCTTCACCCGGGGGCTGGAAGCGCTAGGCATCTACCGCGCGGACGATGAGGCAGATACCGGCATTACGCGCGTGACGCACCCGCTCCTCGTGGAAGCGGCGACTCAGTTCCAAGCACGGGCCATGGCAGAGCTACTGCCTCCGGGTGGGCCGGTGAAGTCCAGCATCGTCGGGCAGAAGACCCCCGAGGTTATCGCGCAGGGTAACCGCGTCGAAGCGTACATGAACTTCCAGCTGACGGTCGAGGACCGGGGGTACTACGAGGAGCGGGATCAGATGATGTACCTGCTTCCGTTCTCGGGCAGTGAGTTCGACAAGCAATACACCGACCCGGTGACCGGCAAGAACATCAGCCGCTGGGTGCGCTGTGACAACTTCATCGTTCCCTACGACACCAAGTCGCTCGAAACCGCTACGCGCTACACCCATGCGATCCCGATGACGCACAACGAGTACCGCCGGGCCATCAGGGCAGGGTTCTATTCGGCGGACCTCCTTGAGGATGGCGAGAAGGGGAGCATTGACGAGGGCGACGAAGCTCCTTTGACGGAAATCCTCACCGATCTGGATGGGCAAGAGAAGCCGGCGACCCGCGCCGACGCGGACAAGCAGCATGTGCTCTACGAGTGCCACATCGACTACGACCTGCCTAACTTCGAGGAAGATATAGCGCTGCCGTACATCATTACCGTCGACAGCTCAACGAAGAAGGTAGTGGGTATCCGCCGCAACTGGCGGGAGACCGACGAGACCAAGCAGAAACGCATTTGGTTCACGCACAAGAAGTTCCTGCCCGGCTTCGGCTTCTACGGGTTCGGCCTGCTGCACACCATCGGTAACCTCGGTGAGGCGGCGACGGAAATCCTGCGCATCCTGCTCGACTCGGGAGCGTTCGCGACCCTGCAAGGCGGCTTCAAATCCAAGGATGCCAAGCTGCCGGGAGACGTCGTCCTCGAACCCGGTGTCTGGCAAGACTGCGAGATGACGGCAGAAGAACTGGCTCGGGCGTTCTACACCCCGCCGTTCAAGGAGCCTAGCCAAGTCCTCAACGCGCTGCTCGGCACGATCACGCAATTGGGGCAGCGGTTTGCCGCGACGACCGAGACGATGGTGGGGGATGCTGCTACGACGGGCCCGGTGGGTACGATGGTGGCGCAGATCGAGCAGGGCAGCAAGGTGTTCAGCGGCATTCACAAGCGCTTGCACTACGCGTTCGGCACTGAGTTCATCCACTTGGCGGAGTTGAATGGGGAAACCCTCCCTGACATGTACCCGTACGTCCCTGCTGATGGTGAGCAGAACGTGCTGCGTCAGGACTTTGACGGGCGGGTCGACGTGGTGCCGGTCTCTGACCCCAACATTTTCAGCAGCGCGCAGCGGATCGCGATGGCGCAGTCAGCGCTACAACTCGCCCAATCTATGCCCGACCTTGCTGACCGCCGCGAAGCGGCAGTTGGGTTGCTGACAGCGATGCGTTTCCCCAGCCCGGAGACGATTTTCCCAAAACCCACCGAGGCGCAACGGCTCGACCCTGTGTCCGAAGGGGCGGTGTACATGGTCGGCAGGCCGATCAAGCCATTCATCGAGCAGAACCATGCCGCGCATATTCAGGTGCACATGGGGCAGATGCAGGGCATGCCCAAGGAACGTCAGCCGGGGATGAACTCACACTTGATGGCGCACATGGCGATGGCCGGGTACATGCAGATGGCACAAGCGATGGCGCAGCAAGGCGCACAGCTGCCCCCGATGAACTGGGATGCGGGTCCGCGCGAAGGCATGGGGCAGGAGATTCCTCCGCAGATGGAGATGCAGATCGCGATGATGGCGGCTCAGGGGACGCAGCAGCTGATGGCGCAGGCGCAGCAGCAAGCACAGGCGCAACAGCCGCAGCAAGCCCAGCCGGCACAGCCCAACCCGCAGCAGGACGAGGCGTTCAAGCAGGCAGCGTTCGATGCCGAGGAGAAGCGCAAACAGGCAGCGTTCGATGCCGAGCAGCAGCGGAAGAACATGGGGACGCAGAGCGAAGAGCAGCGCAAGAACGTCGTCACCGCACAGGAAGTGGATCGCGAGGACGCGCTGGCAGGCATCTCCCCAGCGCTGGTCAAACAGGCCAACGAGTTCATCCAAGCCGCAGGGCTGCAGATGTCCCCGCGCGAACTGGCGATACTGGCAAAAACGCTCGGACGCCCCTTTTCAGAGGTGGTGCAGGCGGTTTCCCGCATGCAAATGGCGGGGCAGGGTGGCGGGCCCGCCCCGATAGCCCAAGGTATCAACCAGCAGCAAGCACGGTATCTATAAGGAGAAGCTAATGCAGCTCATGCAGCTACGCAACACCATCAAGGAAGAGATCGCCAAGGAGATGACCGCGATATCGTCGCGGCTCTCCGCAGGGCGGGCGGCGGATTACGCCGAGTACCGGCAGCAAGTGGGGCGTATTCAAGGGCTGGCCGACGCCATTGGTGCGACCGACAAGGTGTTCAAGAAGTTCTTGAATGATGAGGAAGAGTGAGATGGCCTCGGTTTCGGAGTACGAGAAGCACCTGAATGGGGTAGATGAGGCGCGGCAGGAGATCGCG